GCCATTTAGCACAGTTTATAAAGTCGTCAAGCGAGCCGCCAAAGGCGTCCAACTCAGACATCCGCTGCAACCATACCTCGCCGAGAATATACCTAGCACAGATCACATTTATGCAGTATATATAGTCGGACCCCTTCCCAAGCGATGCAATCGTATCAACCAAGATACCCATCGTCTTTGTCCTCGACGCGTGGTAATACCAGTCTTCGAACCTCGTTCTTCTCAATCTACGGTCTGCTTTCGACCTGAAGGGAAATACCTCTTCGAATCTGTCCTCTCTCTCCTCTTTTGTGGTAATGTGTACTATAGAATTAGCAGACTCCAGGCCGACCGGGCCTTCGTCTGATTCCGGGCGCGGAACCTGTGCCTTTACCTGTCTCCATGTTCGCTTCTTAGTTCTTCCGGGATCGGGCAGTACAGCAGGCGCCTCCGTGACGGGGTATAAATCACCTTCCGCCCCCGGATCTATAGCGCATATAGCCAGTGCTTGCGTTCGAATTTCTCCTAGGTGTGTGGAGAACGCTTTCCACACACCCGTAGTGTCAGCCGCCTCCAACGAGGCGACTAGAGTTCCTGTGACTGTCCCGTCCCATCCCCGGAGTCCGGAGCGGGACGGACGCCGTCCCCGTTTAAAGCCAGAGTTCTGGCTTTAAGCTTGGACTGGCGTGGTGCCTCAGATGTCATCAGCAGTGACGGGTTAGGAACGACATTCCTGATTGACCAGGCCGGTAAAGTAGTGAAGGCCGCTCCGGATAGCACCTGGTACATCTGTTGTTTCGAACCTTGCGGCGCAACGATCATGATCCTCGATCCGGTTGAATCAACCACCGGGATCGTACGCCTTGTACCTATCAGCACACTCGCAGGCGGGAGCACAGTTCCCTGTCCCCAACTGAAGTCGGGCGGTCTGGTTGGAAGCGAGGCATACTCTCCGGAATTCACGTAGGTAGCTGCGTCGATTAGTGTACCAGCGTAAGTGGTAAATGAGCCATTGAACAAGGACATGACCAAACCAGCATTCCAACTATCACGGCCGGTAGAGTTGATGATTGAGTCGATACCCATTACAGTAAAACTATCTTCCGGGTCGATCGGCATTGAAGCTGACCCGTTTGCGTAAACCATAGTCCTAAAGTTGGGCCCAATGATGCCGCAGCCCTTCTTGTTTAGGCTTAGATACGGAGCGACTTCCAAGGTCAATTTGCCGGAATACTGCGCCATGTGCAGATCCGGAAGAAAGACAGGGACACAGTTCGTGGCGGGAGCGTAGGCGTTGTTCGCCAACCGCACTGCTGAGTTGATCCCGTACACGGGGACAAATAGCCTTTCGAAGATAGTACGCCCGAGATCATCTGTGGTAAAGGCATAGCCCGTGATCGCCGCAGCCACAATAGCTGGTACGTGTCCGATCTCTGGAGCCTGGTCATACGCTGCACCTGTCCCTCCGATGTAGTATCTCCTTAACTCAGCTATCTGGTCTCTGAACTGGCTGTCGCCGAACAGACCTCTCCATATACCGTGCGGCAGGCCGTGGTAACTCATTACCGCATTGATGCCAACGGCGCAGACCCTAGCCCACATCATCTGATATTGTATCTGCCTTCTAGTGTTGTAGTAGTTCTTAGAAACGTATACGGTATCCATCGGCTTACCGACTGGACTGAAAACGCCCATGGCGATCCTGTTGTGCCAGATCGGATTCGGAAGAGAGAATGCGTAATGCTGCAGTGATATACTCGTAGTACAGAAGGCGGCAGTCATCGGTTGGCCCAGGTGCCCTGCTGGATTACTGGTCGTCGTCCCTCCCCCATAGACCGGAAACATAAAATCATTCCCAGCCTGGTGGTTTGAGATCAGTAACCTAGGGTACCTGACAGACATGAATGCAGTGTCGCGCCAGACGTTGTCGAACGTGCTGCAGACAGAGAAGGCCTTTGCGTATGCAACTGCGAACCTATGCAA